AGACATACCAGCCTGATCCATTCCATACAGCAATAATCCGTTTGTAAAAAACAGAGGGGATGTAGCTGTAAGCTTGTAAATTATTGACCGTTATATTTTGATTAATACACTTTGCGATAACTTCTTTATCTCCAAATAATAAAAACTCTAGCTGTTGACCTGCTACCAGTTCGCTATCAGGTAAAACTAATGAAAAAGTATTTGAAACATTATTGACGTAATAGCTTTTTGCATTCATATCAATAACTTGATCATTAACTGCTGACTTTGTGACGTTACCACTTTTGATTTGAAAGCCATATGTATTTATAAGTGTTGGATATACGTTTGATGATGGTGAGTATCTGAATTTAAAAGCAAGCGCATTACCACCATTAAAATACATACCCACCTGAGCCGTTGACACCTCTGCAAACCCCCCAAGTGATGGTGTTTGCCCACTCACGCCATCAGCATTTAAAAAACCTGCGTATTTAGCACCTTGCGATTGAAAAGCTGTTAGCCATGCGACACCATATTTACCACTACGAACAAGATGTGCAGTGTCCATATCTTTAGTTGATGCATCATGAATCACCATATCCAAGCCAGTTCTTTCACCCGCAGTCACAGATGAGTTCATGAAGTCCCATTCTTCGCCGACGATTTTTGAACCTGTATAAGTTTCAGGACACCATATGACTTTGTTTGCTAAATAAACTTTATCAATATGGTTGAGTGTCGCTGATGTTCCTGTCGGCACCCCCAGCACTCCGGTCCGATACCAATTAATGACCGTTAATTTTTTATTTTCTATTTTTGAGATATGCCCCCAAAACCCATCTGAGGTTTTAACAATTGAACCGATTTTAACATCACTTAAATCAACTGAGTCGTTTACTATAATTGAATTATTTGAAAAAGTAGGATTAAAAGTTGTTAGAGCTTGTCTCCCTGAAATGCCTGAATATACAAGTACATCTTCTGACATGGCATATTCAGATAAAAGTTTTGTATCTCCAGCCACTATTTGAGATTTAAAAGAGTTGCCGTTATTTCCCAACAAACTTAATAGTGTTGCATTGTTTGAAGTACCATATAGCTCTCCTGATAAACTTAATTTACCTGGTATAAAAATATCATTGTCAGTTTCAGAATCATTAAACATTGAAGCAAATGCAGAATCATTAAAGCCCAACGCTTGTTTGTCATAACCGTAATCTGAATATGTTTTAAGTCTATTTAATGCATTATGAACAGTTGTAGATTTGAATTTAGAATAAATTGCCTTTAAAAAAACAGGTACCCAAGTATTATTTTCAATTGTATAAACTCCTTCATCTTTAACTAAAGCAGTTCGACCCTCCCATTTCAATAATTCAGGTAAATCATTTATCAGACCTAAACTAGTAATAAATTGAGTCCCTAAAGAAACATCACCATTATGATCTGCTATTAAATTATCTAAATAATTTTTTAATTCCTTTTCACGCATTTGTGCTAAGAGATCGAAAGAAGCATCCGCTGAAAGTCTCGATTCTTTTTCAGAATTTAATAATTGATACCATTCTTGCAAAATTGCAGTTAGCTTATCCAACGCACGTTCTAAAGCTTCCGGATAAAAGTTGTCGTAATTTGTGATATCAAGAGACTGGTCAACGGGTGTTTCACCAACAATATAAAACTCAAACCCAACAGCTGGCGCACTTAAAAAATTGACATAGCCGCCTAAATTATCTTCATTAAGGGTTACTGTATAAAGACTTTTATCTACATTTTCGAAATCGGCCTCCAATTTATGCTTAACAGAAACCCCCGTGGCATCTTCTTGATCAAAAACGCGAAACGTGAAATCAAAGCGGGTATTAGTCCCATTACCTTCGTACAAAGGACTAAGCCGCTCAGTAACAGAAACAGTCATAAACTCACCAATAAAAAAGGCCGTATTCTCTACAGCCAATTTTATGTAAGCTAACTAATAAATAGATGGTTACTAGTCCTGCACTGTCAACAGGTTAATTTTCTGGTGTATGTTTCCCTGTTATCGTACCGCGTGTTGCATCGTAAATACTGTCTGGTGCATCTTTCTTGCCTTGGGCTACATCAAGCCAATAACCAGAAGGCTTACCAAGTACAGCAAACGGAATGCCAGTAACAAGGGTCGCTGTATTCATTAAATCTTTTGAAACTTTACCTTGATTAACTTCTTTATCCTCATCTAAAGCACGGCTTGCATGTTGGATTAATGAAAGTCCACCATCAAACATACTAAACACAGGTGAGGCGGTATATCGGTCGTTCATCACGTTTTTATCCGTATTGCTGATCGCAGCGTTCGCGGCATTACCGACATACGGCACAAAGGCCGCGAGCATTTTCACTTGCGAAATTGCAAGTTTTGCGGATAAATCATCCCACTTGTTATCGTCATCATCTTCATCTTTTAAGCCTCCCGCGAAAATTACGCCGAGCAATTCAGATAAAATTGAAGGAATGGAGATCATCATCAAAGCGATATAGGCCAAACGTGGTGAAGCTTGCACCCATGACCCGTTGCTTGCTTCAAGTGCTAACTTAGCTTCTGAACTCGTCGTGTTCCAAACCATATTGAACCAGTTGTAAAACATTAGAAACATGCGTCTAGCAGGCGTGCCGCGTTCAAGATTTGAAATACCTTCCGGTGACATATCTGTCATGTATTGTCGAATAACCGCATCCGCTGCATGCACTGCTTCATATTGAGTCATGCCTTGTTCTGTGTAATGGTTGAAAGCCGCTTGCCAAGAGATCATTTCCATTGGTCTTTGTATCGTTGTTTGCAATACATACGCGTGCTTCATTGTGAAATCTTTCACTGTTTGAATTGCGCCCTTTTGAAAAACAATCTCATCCACCGCATAACGGTATTCATCCGCTGCACGGTCGAATCGGGTTTTCATGAAGTCAGACATTTCCATGATGTTATTTGCCATGTCTTCTCGGGTAGCAACTGAAGCAAAATAATGGGCCTGAGCTTTTAGCAATTGTTTCGGCGGTACTGCAACAGCAACTTGTGTAAAGCCTGTGAACTGCTCAACAGCATTTTTTAAGTTACCCGCCATAATCGCGATACCCGTATTGCGGCGAAGTGTGCGGAAAATATTATCTAGTAAACTAACGCCTGAGCTTTCATCAACGGTCTGATTTGCGATTGCTTTCAACCATGGGTTAAAGACTTGTTTAACCCCAAAGGGCAATACGCGCTCAATCTCATTTCGAAAATCTTTATTCAGCAATAAACGCCCGATTTGTCGAATCTGTAATTCAAGATGGATATAGCGCAATTCTTTATCAAGATGACTTGGTAACCGAGACATATCAAGCTCAAGCTGATCGTGGTAACGATCTGCACGTGACTTGGTAAAGTTCGCGCCAGTCGTGGCGATATCTAATGCAGCTAAGTTATTTTCGGCTAAGTTTTTATCTTGAATGCGGTCTTGCTCATTTGAGCGAATGCGGTCATAAGCGGCAGGCACATAACCGCCCTCATACTCACCAAATGGCGTACTAATAGGTGTACGTGGTAATTCATCAAAATAGCGACCGTTAATTTTTTTATGTGTGATTTGTGCTTGCTCTTTGTATTTATCAAAAAGATTCCAGAGCTTTTGGATGTTATCCATATCTTTTTTGGTAATCACTCCCTCTTTAACCATCCGGCTAAAGAATTGATCCCATGCACTGAAATCAACCGAACCATCTTCTAAACGCGCACCCCAACCATAACCTAAAACAAGACGCTCTTTGTTGCTTAAATTACCTGTATGCAAAATCGCATGGAGCAAAGATTGCTTGCCCACGAAAGTAAAGTTATTAAGTTCAGGTGCAGCAATTTTTGAATTATCGAGTTTGCCAAATCCTTCAAAAATATCGACCACATCTTTAAGCATCTTGGCTTTCTCAATACGATATTTAGCCAAAGCATCTTGCATAGGGTTGATTAGATACGTACGGAATTTGCCACTTGCGCCGCCGTCTAACCAAGTCACCACCTGGTCGACACGTTTTGCTGAAGCGCCTAATTCCATGAACTTAGCTTTAAGTTCTGCGGTCTTATCTCTACCCAATAAAGTTTGCTGAATCTTTTCAACACTTTTCTTACCACCTGTTTGCTGTATTAGTTCTTCACGGACCTGTTCACGCTCAAAGGCTTCATTGGTCGTATGCCAAATCTTATTTTCTTTAGATCGATGCCAAAGTGTTTCGACTGCGGCCATAACTGCATTGAACTGTTCAAGTGTTAATTCGCGATAGTTTTGGTTTTCAGGCAATGCGCCTATGTTCTGTATTTCGGCATATGTGGTCGGGTCATATTTACGAATCAATTCTAGTTGATGCTCATAATTTGTTGATTCGCGGCCAAGATCATATTTGCCCAAAATGCCGCGGGCAGCGGTCACAAAATCAAAGTCACGGTTTTTAGATAACTTCTCGTTATTTCCAAAAACCTTTTTGACTAAATCAAGGTGTTTTTGAATCTGGTCTTTTGCATCGTAACTGTATTTGGTTGCATAGAACTGAACCAATTGATTGCGCTTATGGCGTGCAGCTTCGACCGTCTCCCCCTTTCTAAATGCTTCATTTGCCATGCGCCCTAAACGAGCATCATCTTGTGCACGTACATGCGGTCGAATATCTTTAATTTTTTGGCGTTGAACAATATCTTGAGCAACTGTCTTTGCTGCTTCATTCAAAGCAGACTTGCGGCCAAGCAAACCGTTTAGTGCAGCCATTTCAGCTGAAAGCATACGCGCACGAACATCATTGTGTAATGCGGCTTCGACTGCTTCTATAATGCTTTGTTGATCGAAAAATTCAGAATATTGAACAGCCATACGCGCATCGGTGAGCTCATCAATTTTTTGCTTAGGACTCGGTGAATTAAGCAAGTCACGAATCAATGCATCGCCGCTTTCATATCCGAACATCTCAGCAACTACGTCGGGGTTTTCTCCACCGCGCTGTGCAAAACCATAAGCGCCTTTAGAAATGCTTTGGTAAATACCACTGTCTCGTCCGTACTTGGCTTCAATCCAATCTAGTGATAACTTGCCTTTAGTTGTGCGACCTTCTGCATAGCGTTGCAGCAAATCCATGTCTTGTGCATAGTCCAGTAACTCTGGATCAACTTTATTTGAATATTGGTTAATCCCGCGTAACTGGTCTGCAAATTTATCTTCAAGTTCACGTGTATCAAATTTGCCGTGTTCATCTAAAGTTAAATAGCCCTCTTCGCTTAGCTTCTCAGCCATAGATTCAATCGACAGGCCTTTTAATTTTGATTTTGAAGAACGTACGACAGGTTTATTGCCAATGCCTGATTTAGTTTTGGCAGCTTCATCAATGCCCCATGTGCTTTCTACTTCATTGGCATCAAGCCCGCCGAATTTAGCAATCGCTTCAAATAGATTGTCGCGTTCAGGCTCAACCTTGGTTGAGTCACGCTTAGCAACTTGGTCAAGCGGTTGACGTAGGAATGCCATAGCCTGATATACAGGTTCTTGTGCAATTTCTTTTGCCATGTCTTCGCGAACGGCAGCGCGCTTTTTATCAGCTTCTTTTTGCAATGTTTTCAGATACTTAGACTTCTGCTTTTGGTACCAAATCATATTGCGCAGGGATTTCTGCTCTAAAGTATTTATAGATAATTCTGTAGCAATTTCATGATCTTGGCGCATTTCGTCATAATCTTTTGGCGAAATACCAAGGCGCATTGCATCATCTTGATGAATTAGCATTTCAAGATTTGATGCGGCTTGTGCTTCAGCAATGGCGCTTGATGATGCAAGCATACGGTCCATTACGCCCGTGATATCGGCATTCAATTCTGCACGGTCATTGATGCCCATAAACTTTTCAATGTTCCGGTACACGGCAATCATGAATTGTCTGAAGCGATTGAAAACTTGCTTTAACGCTGCACTTGGCGCTTTACCAGTAAAGACATACTGTTCAAAAGTTTCTGCAAATTTTTCATGAACTTCGGTTTTCTCTGCATCGGTGAAAAAATCCCATTCGCCAAGGTCCGTTGTTTCTGGTGATGCCCATTTCATCACTGTTTCCATATCTGCACGGACTTGGGCAGGTGCATCAGGACTTAAAGCAATTTGCATATTCATTTCTAAGAAGTGATGCCCTAGCTCATGCACAAAGGTAGAGAAGTCAGCATTTTTGCTTAGAACAATTGTTGAACCATCCTGACCAATGCTGAAAGTAATAGAGCCGCGTGTACCACCATTGGTCTGATTGTATTTCTTGGATTCCAAGATTTTTTGATATTTCTTTTGCTTATTGGCATCGCGCCCTTTACGAAAAGACTGGCCTAAAGCTGTTCGTAATGTTCCACTTGAATCGTGTAATCCTGGTATTAGCCCCCCATTTTCTTCTGCTACATCGTATAGCATTGAAGCAATACCTTTTCTTCTATACCCCTCTTCAACATGTATGGTTGGATTGAATCTGCCGTTGTTCCCATCATCGACAGTATGAAACGAGAGATAGCCAATAAGTTCGCCAGAATTATTAATTACTAGAAACCCATGCTCACCATCTGAATCTATATCCGTTTTGGCTAAATGGATTAATTCACCTGAACTCAACTCATAGCTTTCATATAATTTTTTATCAAATATTTTTTTTGCAGCAATGGTTAATCTCTCTGACATGCTTTTAGGGTTATTAATATCGTACTTAGGTAAAAAATCATTTAATTTTATAAAACCAGTTTTCTTAATACCGTTTTTACCTAACGCCCCTTCTGCATTAAAAATTCGAATCGGGTAACGGTCAAAGGCTTCTTTTGCGGAAATACCAAGTTTATCGCCTAACGTTGAGTAGAAAGCCGAAGTTAATTCACCCGCTGCACGATTGTATTTAGCCGTAAATGTTCCGACTTTAGCCAATTGGTTTTGTACTTCAGTTGCAACCAACTCTTTTGCATCTTCAGCACTTTCAAAACGGGCTTGCTCAGCCATATATGTATCGGCTTCTTGCTGCATTTGTTCCGTTGTTTTTGCAAGGTTCTCTTGGGCTTCGCGATAAGTTGGCATGTCCGGGCTTGAACGAACGTTCTCAACAAAATCTGTTGGACGCTCAACAACCGACATTGCAGAAACAAACTCATTCACTGGTATCTGTACAGTGCCATTAAATGTTTCCGCTGTGCCCAACTGATCTTGCAGACTTGGTGCTCGTTCAAATAAATCGGTTGGCTCAATATTACGGTCACGCAATAACTGGTTGAAGGTCTGACCATCTATATAAACTTCTTCAACCGCGCCGTGTTCTTCAACTGCCTGTTTGATAAATGCTTGGCTTGCAGAGTCATCACGTTGAGATGTCTTGCTTTCTTTGTTGCGATCAATAAGGTTGTTAAGTACAGCTGCAAACGTACTTGAACGAACAGCATCTTGCTGTTGATCTTGTCGCAATTGGTCTAAAGCAAATTGTGCTGTACGTTGGTTTTTAACTTTGGCCGCAGATGTAATTGCTACTTCAGGCGCAGCTGTTGCAACTTCTAACAAACCTTCTAAAGCCGTTTCGACTGGATCGGCTTTTTCACCAACAGCATCAGCCGCACCTTTAACGGAATACATGCCCGCAGCGGACTGAATGACTGCTTGACCTCCGACCGTACGCAACGGACCTCCAAAAGTTACGGGCATTAATGCACCGCCCAATGCTGAATATTTAGCCGAACCCCATGTTTTTGCAGCTGCATAATCAATCTGTTCTTGGCGGGTTAAAAGCTTCTCACGGGCTTCTGCCATGTTCTGCCCATATGACACCAGAGCATCGGCCGTGCCTGCACCTAATGCGCCTTGTGCCGCATTACCTGCGGTTGTTACTCCGCGTACTAACTTAGCCGCCTTTTCTAGGTTCATCACCATAGGGGCATATTTAGCTGTATTTCTGATAAGTGAATTTGTTAAAACACCGCCTGCCCCTGCGCCTGCATAATACCCAACTAATGCGGGGGGTGCTTGTTCAATTAAAAACTCACCCACTAAACCTGCATCAGCATTGCTAACCAGTTCTTGTGCCGCGCCCAATACGCCTGCATCATTTGTCTGTGCCGCTAGTTGTGCTTGATAAAGCGCTTGTGTCATTTCTTGTGAAGGCGCAGCTTTATTTTTAACACGTGTTGCCAAGTTAAGAAGGCTATCGTTTCCTGTTGTCGCGCTAATTACTGCGCCTTCTGTCTGACCAATAGCCGCAACAGCACGAATAGCTGCATTTACATATCGATTGCCTTGTTCTTGTGGACTGGTAGGTTCAGCAGTCGCCGTGTGCTCCATCCAATAGACTTGGTTTTCATAGTATTTTTTAAACCGTTCGGCAGACATTACGCCTGCTGTTTTCTTGATGCGGTCGTAATTTTCTTTGAAAACTTGGTCAGATGTTTGGGGCACTAAAGATGCGCTTAGCGTATCCAATAAATTAGGGTTTACATTTGGCTTGACCTGCTTTTGAGGGTCTTCGTAAATGCCTAGTTCTTTCAGTCTCTTTTTTTGTTCTGGTGACGTACCTTTAGACAAAACATTTTGTATGTCTTGATATGAAACAGGTTCATACGGCTTATTCAAACTCGAACCCAATAACGATACTTTATCGCTAATGTCTTTTAGGTTTTCAAAGTCGTCAAGTGAAACAGCGGCTTGATTTGGGTTAAGTGCGTATTTACCCAATACAGGGTCACTTGCAACCACTTCATTGACGCGCTTTAGAGTGTTTACCTCATCAGCAACAGAAACGATCTGTTCAGGCGTTTCTGTCATCTTGTTATAGTCTAAGCCCAACGAACGTGCGGCTTTACGCGCACGGGCTTCTGTATCTGCGATTTGCGTTGGGTTCTTGCCTTGGTTTAATTCGAATAATTGACCAATTGTCAGATTTGTATTTTGATCAGACATAATAAAAGCACTTAAGATTACGGTTATTTGTAATCTTAAATGCTGTTATTGGTTAGACTGGCTTTTGCTGTTGACAGCTTAAATACTTATTGAATGTAAAAGTCTAATTTTTCTTCCAATCGATTATAAATTTTTAATTTAACGACTTGGATTTCTTCATCTGTTAAATTTTCTCCTTTTTCGATAGAAGCATAAGATACCCCAGTGCTATATGAATTATTAAGTAAAGATTTGCATTTTTCTAAAGCAACATCTTTTAGCTTACTTTTATTTGCAACTGAATACCTTTTAGAATTTACAGCATCTTTTAAACACTGATCAGTCTTTATAACAGAGGAAGTGAATTTCTCAAATGGCCGATCTTTCATTGCGGGTATTAAGTCTTGGCACATCGCATTAAAAATATTTCCGCCGACTGTTTCGGGAATCGCATTAATTTTTAAAGGAGTTGAAGGGTTAAATGATTTAACAACTTTATTCTTATTATTATAAGAAACCATAGAAATTAAATTTAATGTTCTTTGTTTACACGCAATATCAAAATACGTTTTTACTTCCACAACATCGTTCAATTTAGGTTTACTAATATTAACTGTGTTTTTAACCCATATTTTTGCTTTTTCATTATCTAAATCTAAATCCATTGATTCTTTATCCACAGAGTAGACTTCTTTGCCATCTTTAAAAATATCAATCCATTCCGCATTAGCAGACGGAATAAAACATAAAAAAGATGCTAACAAAATTAAAATTCTCATTATATTAAAAACCCCTTCTAGCCATTGAGTAATAAGCATTAAGATATTCTGCTAATGTTACTTTTGATAAATCACGACCTTGTTTTTTAAATAAGTCATCAATTTTCTTTTGAGTATTAGGAGCAATATCGTCTTTGCTTTTAACAGAGTATATGCGATTTAAAGTGCTTTCAGAACTACCAATCGACACCCCAAACAAAGAACGTGATGTTGTGATTTTGGTATTTAGGCCGATAGTTTTAAGAACAGCTCGACTAAATTCATCCTTGGTCAGCTTGCTTCCTTTTCGAGCTTCAGCTTCACGCAATGTTTGCGTTACGTCAGCCTGAACAGCAGCATAATGATCGATCTGATTCTTATTTGTCTTATTTGTAATGCCAAGCATAGGTAAATAAGGATTTAAATAATCCGAAACCGTTTTAGGGCTAACTTCAATAGCATCTTCTTTTCTTGCATCTTTTGGTGAAGCATTTACATCGATGTACATTTTTGTGACAGCACGATAATCTGATGGGGATAATTTATCAGCGTACTGATGCAAAACTGATTGTGGTTTTCCTTTGAAAAGCTCATCTTTATTTAGCATAATCATGCTGTAAATCGTAGGGTCGGTTTTAATATCTTTTTTAAATTTGGCATTACTAACCGCTTCTAAACTTTTGATCTGGTTGGGTTCTAAAGCATTAATATCTACCACAGGAATTTGTTCATAAGTAAATTGTCCTGAATTAATGCCTTTAAAGTAATAATCATATACTTGGTTTTGTTTTTCTTCTTTAGCTTTATCCTGCCCATTGTAGTATCTATCAGTAAGGGAAAGTGCTTTCTGTTTTACATCAACAGGAACGTTACTGTTCCAAAGTTCTTCATAGGCTTGTTCGCGAGTCTTAGCAGGTTTTTTTGCATAATCACCAAAATCTTGAGATAACCATTTATCCATGCGCTCTAAATACGCGCGACCTCTAGGTCCTTTAGGTTGCCCCCCTGCTAATACTCTTCTTGCGTCTTCATCCCCACCATGATAGTAAGCAGCAATAACCATTGGGTCTTTTGTTTTATATTTTTTACTAATGTCTGAAATAAAATCGAAAGCAGCGTCAATAGTATCGGCAGGGTTGTTAATATCCCTTTGACCGCCTTTACTGTACTGTTTCCATGTATCAGGTATAAACTGCATAACAGATTTAGCACCCTTTTCAGAAACGGCACTATTATTAGATTTTTCACCAGCCAATCTTAGTCCTAAAATTAAAGGCGCTGCCCATTCCATGCCTTTTTCTTTTGCAGCATGCACAGTGTAAACATCCAAACGTTGATCATTGTATTTGATGTTTTTCATCTGATCGGGTGTAAGACTTTTAAGCTCCTGAGCAATTTTTGCTGATGCTTGCGGGGGAACGTTTAAAGCAGGGTTGCTGCCCTCTTGTGTTCCGGTTGTGACCATATTAACTAAAGATTCGACTTGCTGATCTTCAAGTTTTTGATGAATACGTTGATCTACCTTAAAGCTATCTGCTAATGAAATCTCGTCTTTATATTTATTTTTATAGGCAAGTGCTGCTTTTAAATCGCCGTTTTCTACAAATGCGCTAATGTTTGTGATGTGGGCCACTGAGACATTTTTAAGATAAATGTTTTCTGCTTCAGTCGCTGCCTTTCCTTCAAGATTCATTAATTTACCTAATGAAGCTTTAAGATTAGCACGGCTCTCATCAATCTTAGTGAAGTCACCAGGGTTCTCGTTTATTTCTCGAATAAAACGATCTGCTGATGATGAATAAACGCTTTGTTGATAAACATCATTTTCACGTACAAAGTAATTTTGTAATGAGCCTTTGAACTGCACCGCGTCACGTTCTGACATTTCTTTAAACAAGGCACGTTGACGACTATTACCTAAAGTATTTGCAATTTGCCCAACACCATCTTGATATGCTTTTGTATAGTAGTCTACAAACCCGCCACCGTTGCCATCATCAAAACTTACAACATCTACCCCTTTTTTGTTGCCGTACCCATCGACATCATTGTTTTGCAAATGGAGTTTTAATTCAGCGAGTTTATTTTGGGCATCAATAACCCGTACGCGGTCCGCTTCATCTTGGTATGCTTGGTACGCGTTCAAACTAGAATTAAGGGCACCAACTAAACTAGCGGTTTTATTACCAACTAAGCTAGCGGCTTCGCCTGCTGACATGCCGCCACTGACTTGTACATTTGGAACGCTATTGTCCGAAACTTGTCGATTAAATTGTGGGATACGCATTAACTAGCTCCAAACCAATTCCAATTATAATTTTGCCATGATGCACCTTGCGAATTACTGCCACCTATATCATAAAGGCTTGAAGCAAAGTCAGAACCGCCACTAGATGCAGAACCGCTTTCAATCCCGCCCCCTAAACCGCCTTTACCCATACTTGAACCGAAAGCGGAAGCAGCTTCACCGCTAAGGTTTAGTATCGTACTTAATACAGGTCTAATGGACTTCGCAGCAACACGGTAATTTTCGGCTTGATTGCGGTAATTTGTGGCTTGAACCTTATGCCCCCAAGACTGTAGAGCAGCATTGTATTTAATTGAATCAATATCGCCTTGAGCGAGCATCTCTGTTGAAGCAAGTAAATCAATGGCTGAACCTTGTGTTACATCAATACCATTCTCCGCAAGGGCGTTAATTTGGCTTGATTTAAAGGCCGAAACATTACGCTGATAATCAGTTACAGCATTGGTACCATCTTCGATGGCTTGCCGAGCCTGATTATCTGAAAGGGTTGCATTGTAAAGGGCGAGCTTTTCTTGTTGCTTAAACGCCTGTTTTTGCGCCTTCATTTTTGCGTAATTGGAAAGCGCTTCTACACCTTTGACCGCTGCATATGCATATGGATTTGTCATAACGCCCCCATCACAAACGGATGGAACATTTTATTGTTCGCGCCGTATGGTTCTGCTTTTTTTAAATCAAAGCCTAGTCTTTTTAAGAAACGTATAGCATTCTCGTTTTTTTCATACACATGATTTACAAGAACGGAATACTCCGACCGCATTTCTTTTAAAATACTTTGGCATTGTTTGTAAAATTCAAACGGATATTGTTTTATGTAATTTGTGCCAAGTAACCACGGACAACCAACATTGCCTATTAAACTTGACATTCCAACGCCACAAATAAAAAGCAATTTACCGTTTACTACTACAGTCCAAGCATCACTTGAATGCTTGATAGACATTTTGATCATCCAATGAAAATTGTCATTGAAGTACGCTTTCATTTCGTCTTTATCGGCATCACGCAGGTTTTCAACAAGAATACGAATATCGCGCTCAGTCGGCTTACGAATTTCAATATTATTTCGTCTCATGTCATTTCTACCTCGAGGGCCAATAGCTTCATTGGTAAAGGTTTATCATGTTTTACAGTAATTTGAATGTCTCTTTCGTAAGTGCTGTCAACTGGTACTTCTACCAAACCCGAATACAATTTAAGGGGGCTACCATAGCGTTCATTGCTACGCGGTTTAAACTCATCAATTGGTGTGCGATCCTCAATATTCTGATTAGCACCAGCCAAAATGTTTTGAGACTCTCTTACTCTTAGGTGAACCTTATTCACGACTTTAGGTTTAACAGGATTTTTTTGTTCTTGAAAAATCGGCAATGTTTGTAGTTCAGCTTCGTAATTCAGACCAACCCAAATATTAGATAACTCACGTGGCAGTTTAATTGCGCCGTTTTCTACTTTGACATTGGGTTTAACGCCACCATCTGCAAACACAGATACTGTTTGACCTTCAAGCCAATCTAAGCCGGTTAAAGTTGATGTAGGATTGCCCTTGTACTGAATGCTGCTATCTAAATAGCACTTATCCTGCATATCTAACGGCTGCCTTGTAAGCATACGTTCAATGGTATAAAAACCGTCACGCTCAATAAACGCATATAAAACAGATTGATCTTCTTCCGGTATTTCTGCAATAGACAAAAATTTACCGTTGGTGTGATGCTCTGCCCAAGCCCAAACCTGTTGTTTTGGCTCATATGTTAATGAAAGCAAAACACCATCGCCACGTACAAAATATATAATATTCAAAGGGTTACGCAATAATGCACAATCAATAATTTTTTGCCCATCAAAAAGTTGTGGGCACATTATTGATAAGTCGATTGTTTGATAAAAAGATGCGTTGTATCCGCTTGCCAATGATATTTCGTGTACGTGCCCTGTTTGATCGGAGGAAAAAATTGTAGCGCCGTCAACTTCAACAGGTGTCACATCATTTGCACCTGTACTGTACTGCTTGTTCATATTCACACTAGCAGCTGTTACGGCTCCATCCGCTGACATTTTCCAAAGTGCCCCACTTGTCAAAATAAGTAAATCACTCATTGTAACTAGGTGTTTAACACCGTTACCGTCGCGGGCAGCAAACCGTATTTGAATTGAATCTGTATCTTGAGTAGGAATGTGGTACCCGAAATTGTCATCCGTTGCCGTACGCGACATGCGAATCCATTGGGGCGATTTATAACCACCGCCATACACTTTTCGCTGACCGTGATATGCAACTGCGGTCGGGTAAAATTCAAAAGGATTACGAATTAATGGCGGTGTGATTGAACCGTTTGTCTCAATATTATCATCTGTGAAGCTCGTTTCAGTTGTTTCACCAATAAAGCTTGCTAAACCAGATCGTAGTTTAAAAATGTTATAACGGTTCGCACCTGTTACCACATCCCATGTAATCGTGTTGTAATTCCCTGCAAGTGTTAAGTCATTTTGTACAACAACCTTTAAAGATGCAGCAGATTCATTTTGTTCATCTACTGCGGTGACTTGGTAAGAATAATCACGCTCAATGTATGAGTCGTGCATACTTCCACCGGGTTTATACTTATCTTCAATATGGGCAGTTGCGGCAACATTTTGCGGTGTACTAATGCCATATCCCACTGTAACCAGTTCTGTTATCCATTCCGTTGCGCTCTTACGAATAATTTTTCTAGGTGGATAGTTAGGATGGGTTATTGTCACAACGTCCGCAGATTGAGCATAACGTAGTTGCATTAAATGCTCTTCGGCATACGGTACTGCAACTTCTAAAGGTTCATTGTTTTCATTCAGCAGCATACCGCCGTCAGCAAAGAAATTTATAGCGCCTGCACGAATAGCCAAAACAACGGCTTGCTCTTCACTAAAAACAAAACGGATTAAACGCATTTTGCCCATTGTTTTCGGGTAATGGTGTACGTAGCGGAAGCCTGCACGATAGACAACCCCGCCAAACAGTTCGACATAAAGGTTTTTGCATTTAGCTACACCAGTCTGATATTTCGCCTGATCAATGCGACCAAACATGTCAGGCGAAATTACGCCACCATTAAACGAATATTGCATTTATCGTGCCTCAAACATTGAGCCTGTATGCTCAGGCCGTGCTTCAATCCGATGTTGTTGCAGGTCAATGAAAATTGCTTTGTTCTTTTCAATTTCATAAAGCTGCATCATGGAGATTTGTTTTTGCTCATTCTGTGTCAAAGGGCCTGCTATTCGTGCGGCCAACAAATAAGATAGAGCGGTCTTGAAAGAATCGGGCATTAATGCCAAGTCTTTCACATCGTGAACATAGCGTAAGATTGGTGCGGTATCTTCTGTGAATAGAAGATTGCCTTCTACATAGAATCGGCTGCCTGATTCAAGCTGAAATATGCGGACCTTGTCGCTCGGTAGAACATACGCCGTGCCAAACTCATTCCCTGCATCGACATTCAAGCGAACGCGCTTAACAGCAAAAGTCCATTGATGTTCGTTGTCTAATAACTCTCTACGGCAAATTGGGTAAAAGGTATTACACAATCTTGCATGCTTTGTCGGTTCGGTTATTTCATTTACAACATAGCCCTGCGCGAGATGCGACAGGGCTAAATTGCAAAGATCAACAATTGATCTCATATGCTTTACTCAGCTTGTGTTGAGCCTGTCGCGCCGCGGCCTGATGCTTTCGGCTTTTCTTCAACTGGCTTAAACCAAGTTTTTACTTTTGGGTTCACTAAACCCGCAGGCACATAGAATTCTGTACCTACGTCACGAATACCATGGTAAAAACCTTTTTTGATAGCAACTACTAATACTTGGTCTGACATCTAAAATACCTCGATCAAACTGGAACAGTTGCGCCGCTTACAGCGTCGTAGTTTGTACGGATATCCGCTTCATTGCCCAACCAAGCCGAAATAGAACCAGTGGGCGCATTTGCGACAGCATAAGACAAACGGATAAAACGTTTTGTCGCACTGTTCACGTAAAAGAACGTACCTTTGTTCAGTTCAGCGGCTTTAAACGCTTTTGACGCGGCTGCCGCTGTAAAAGTTGTACCGTCTGCACTTTCTTCGAGTGTCACTGTAACGGTAGCGTTTGCAGGTCCAACTACATGCCCTTGAAGGCAGATAGGTAAACCCGCTGTACCAACAGATTTATGTACTGTGTCCAAAGTGAAAGTACTAGCACCCGCCGCAATAGCTTGCTTATCGGAGAACTGTAGTAATTTATCAACTAATGCCATGGTTAAATTCTCCTTAAACTACACGGGCTTCAGTGTTAAGAATCACATCACAGATGCGAATCGGCTCACCATCCCATGCTTGAATTTTGCGGCTACCGTCTTTACGGAAGTCTTCAAGAGTCAAGCGCACATTTTTAAAGTGATTGACTTGGCCTTTAAGCGCTTGGTTAACAGTACGGTTCATGTAGATTGCTGTACGTGCTGAACCTGCAAGTGGTAAGAGAGAAAGTGCTTCGTCCAATAAATCAATAAGATTTGCACCAGTAGATGCATCTTTTGAAAGGTCCGAAACATCAATGTTTGCGATACGAACAACCGAGCGCCAGTCACGTACAGATAAACCCACGTCCCATTGGAAGTATGTTCGCATTGCTTCATAACGGCCGCCTTGCGCATCAAGTACCGTTTGTTGCCCTTTGTCCTGAATATCAAGACCCGCTTGCGTACCTTGCGGATAGAACAAGTGAGTTTTTTCACGCCCCCACTGCACAATGTAAATTGACGTATTGTCAGTGCCTGTACCGCCTGCATCCAGAATGTTTACAGCGTTTGCAGGTGCTACGCCTGTTTCAGGGTCAATAAGATGGTTGTAACGCGTTGCTAAACCGTTAAAGGTAGATACATCACCTGCAACATCACCATAGATAATGTTTTCCATTACCTCTTGTGACATACCCTCTAAGAAGCCTGCATCTTCTTCAGAGCGCCATTGTTTTTTATTTTCGCCTTGAAGGTCGTACAAGGTTTTATCAACTTCTGAATACGAAGTTAACTGACCAGTACTATCAGAGACTTGAACACGTGATGTTTTTTCGGGTTGCACACCATAGTTCAATTTACGCCATGTACCTTTTGGTAAACCTGAGCGAACGCTAGTTTTATTGTGGGTACCGCTATTTGCTTCAAGCACTACAGCATCGTCAAGTAAGTCTTGACGTTTGTTGAGTACTTCGATAATCGCCCCAACTTTAGAGTTCGTACCAATGTTATGGGCAACGTCGGCTAAGGTTGGGTTTGTTTGTACAATCGTAGGCATCTAAGTATTCCTTATGATTTGTCATACCATACGGCCGCTGGTGCCACGTTCGCTGTATTTGTACCTTTTCCATGTGTCATGTTGTCACCTTCTAACAACTTACCAACTTCTGTCATAAAGCCAATTACAGCGGGATGGTTACCGAGTCCGCTCTTAAAGAGAATCTTAGAGATTTCAGCGCCACGTGGTAAGCTGAAGGCGCGTTGTGCTGTCAACAGGTTTTCCTTCAATTTTTCCCCGCCGTATTCAGGGTCCGCTTTAGCTGCGTCAACCCAAGAAGCAATCACTTTTTGCTGTTCCTGCGCTTGTCGTTGTTGCATTTGCACGCCTAAATCGACAAGTTTTTGCACCGCTTCTTGCGGCATTTTGAACTGCTGCCCAAGTTCCTGAAGGGTTTTTGAATCTTCTGGATTCAGAGAGTACCCTTCAGGCATAGTGAAATCTGTGTATTGAATTGGTTGTTCTGCAGGCGGTTCTTCACCACCTAATAAAACTTCAGGCTTTGTTTCAGTATTTTCTGTAGTAGTGCTTGTAGTAGGTGTGGTTTCAACCTGAGTTGTAGCAGGATTGCCTCCACCTGTTTCAGTAGCAGTTGTAGTTACAGCAGGTGTATCCGTTGTAGTAGCGGTAGTTGCTGCATCAGTTGCTGTCGTAGTTGTTGTCACTTCGCTCATGGTTCACCTTCTCTTTAAGTTTTGAAAATCGTTGTTTCTGCATGTCTAGCCATGCATCTGAATTGGCTTGTGTGATTTCACCAAGGATGTATAGGCCAAACTCTCGGCGGCCTTCCATGAAAGCAAAATCACTGATTTGTGACCCACCGCCATAGGTGGGTTGAAATATGCTTGCCCGATCAATTAATCGCATTAGAAAACGTTTACCGTGTTCCGTTTCCAAGATTGAGCGCAGGTCATTTAGTTCCTGGTCACGTTCACTCTTATTTTCTTTAGCTTTGGTTTCTAAATCGCTCATGCGCCACCGCCTTGCAAGAACATGTCAGACAAAGTTTCTGCATCTGTATCGCTTACAGTCTTAACCGTATTGGCGTTAGTGTTTTGCGTTTGTGCTTGTTGGGCTGCAAGGGCTTGTTGCTGTGCAATTTGTTGTTGCGCTGCACGGTCACTACGGATTTGGTCAACGATACGTTGAGGACGGAAAATATCAGGCGATACGCCGTTAATCTCTGCGTATTCATCCATAAATTTATCTGTATCAACTTTATCAAGTACTTGCGGGTCGACTTGGGCTACTTGCCCAATCATGGCAAGGGCACGTTCAAGAATTGCCGAACCAGAAGATTTCTGTGCAAGTGCAAGTATGGATACGAAATTGATTTCGACATCGGCGTTTTGAATAGCTTCTGGTGCAATTTGGCGTAGGTATTCACTGTTTGCCAATACACGCTCAACGCAGATTTCAACGAGTGGACGCAATAATTCATCAATTTGACGTTCTACTACCGGACCAAGCATGAGCATCTTTTCAGATTTGCGTTCATATACTTCTGTAGCGGTCATTTTGCCTTTATCAAAAGCATCAAGCATCATGAACAAATCTGTATGAAATGCGCGTTTAACACGCTCTTGACATTGTGCAATCTGCGCCATAACACCGTTCAAATCGAATTGCACATTCAACATTGCTTGAACTTGTGCAACTTGGCTCGTTGGTGACGCTTGGTAAAATGCAATACCGTTTGGCAATGTCTCACGCTCATGACCTTTCAAGTAATCAGGTAAAAGCAAAGGCGGTCGAACTTGATAGTCCACACCTACTGCAATTTGTTGATGACCTTTCTGTAATGCACGTAAATCACCAATACAATCGCTTGCAGGGCCTTCACCGTACACATCACTACTTGAAACAGTCCAACGTCCGCAAATAACCTGAAAACTCATTAAGCCACTTTCGCGTAGCAATTTATTTGATGAACTTGGTTCATAGTAAATTGAAGCGAAAGGCATGTTTTTAGGTCCATACCCTTTTGCATCTACTCGTTCATAAATTGCATGGCAAACTTCAAACTCTTGTTCGTAGTTTTTATTTTCAAACGCACTCTTAATAGCATCCGAAACATTATCCAATCCAAAATATTTAACCATGTTGATAGAGGTTAATTTGAATTTGCGATAAACGCCGTTCGGTTTATTAAACTCGTCCGTTGTGATAGCAAACTCACCGAAAGTAAGCGGTATTAAATCCATGAGTTGAGCTTTTGAATTGCGACCATGTTCAGGAGCTAATGCTGCACCGATACCGAAAGCGCCTTCTTGCATGTAAATATGATGTACAGTTCGATAAACATTGCTTTTTGAAAAAGCAACATAACAAGCATCCTCAACAGCTTTAAGCCATTGGCGAACTTCAATATCCTTTTGCAATGATTCATCTGCGGCTTGCAAGGTGAACCATTTACGACTTGGTGAACAAGTGCCCGATACCATACCCGCTGCAAGGGTTTTCAACGAGTCTTTACCAGTGTTATCAACAATTTTGGACCATGCAGATCGGTCATGCTTTTCTTGGTTTTTAATCGTTTTGATGGCAGCAGGCAAAACGTGTAATGCTAATTCGGCACAATAATCGTCCATATCATTTACACGTAATTGCCAAACGGCATCAAACCGTTTTTTCAGCGCTCTGATATCGTCTTCAGTCATCTTAACCGCCTAATAAAGTTTTCTTGCCTAAGCGCAAATCTTCGTCACTCACGCCTTGAGCATCGGTATAAAGCGTATTTGCAATACCACCAGACATGGAATTTTGTGCTTGCTGTACACGGTCAATGGTCGCGGATGAATCAGGAGATTTAGAATCTTGGCGCGTTGGTTGCTTTGGCGGTGCAATGACTTGCGCCTTTGGTGCATCCATCCCAAGAATATTGGTTACGCCGTCAAGAATATTTTTCACGCACATTGAAGGGCTCCGATTAGTTTTGCCTTTTTCGACATTATGCGATTGGCACATTGAAAAGGCCCTGTTTCCTGTTGACACTATGACGCGTATGGGTCGTAATCACGTCTAGCAGCTGATGCATTGATGGTCTGCATAATGTGGCGTTTAGGTGTATCAATTTGCGCATTGATAATTGCTGAACCATAGTCGGGACTGCGGCCAATACGCTTAATAATTTCCTCTCGAGATTCCACTTTGATTTTGGTTCCCTGCAATCCCCAACGTGGCGCCGTTAAATCTGCTAAAAGCTTTGGTTCAGGTGGCAATGCAACTGTACTGCCGTATGCGGGGTCTAATGCTTCGCGGAACTGCCACCAGAGTTGTGAACGCAGGTTGTAAAAACTAAGTTGGCCTGATCGGTCGAATGCAGTTGCAGCATTGCGTACATCCACAGGTACAACGTGAATGCCTGATTGCTTTAAGAAATCGTATGTACTTGCACCAACACCAATGACATCGACATGAATGGGCGCATGATCTCTTACGTGTGACACAGCAAACGATGCGCTTGTCGGTCCGTCTGGTGAATCCTTGCCCTCAAGTACGTTCGGGTTGTCGTACCAATAACCGTAACGCGCAAAACCAATCGTGTTATCGCCACCACCGCGTGCAACGTCCAATCCGTAAGAATCCATCTTGAAATCACCACGGTGCAAAATGCGCATGTCTTCAAGAGGTTTCCAACGTGCTTGAGCTGCTTCAACCCATTCTGTAGGAATAACTTGCCAAGGGTCGTCTTCAATACCCGCTCCGAAATCGCCGTATAACATTTGTGACCTCAAAGGTTCAGGCAATGCTTGCAAGGTACTCATGTAGCCTGTTTCCATGTAGTACTTGTTATCTGTTACACGTGCAGGAATGAACGTCCGTGACTTGGGCTTAATAATGTGTTCAGGCTTGTAATCCTTTGGGTCGAAGTCATAAACAATTTGATCATCAATAAGTACAAATGGTTTATTACTTTCAACTTCCTGCTCCTTGCCTTTTACCATCGCGAACCAACGTAGCTCGCCCGGCTTTGCAGGGTTCGGATGCCCCTTCTTAATCCAAGGTGCAAAGTAATCAATTACCCATCGCCCTTCCGCTGTAGTTGGTGGGTTGAAGGTCATTAGACATTTCGATTTGATTGTTGGGTCTGATGAACGATTCCAACCCATTACAAAGCGTGCTTGTGACTCACGAATCTCTGTAGCTTCATCGAGTGCCTTAAAATCATGGGCACGACCTTGCCAACGCTTCTCATCACCCAAGTTATCAAGTCCACCAAATTCGATTAAACGGCCATTGCCCAAGTTCCAGAATGATTTTTGTGAGTTATAGCCATTCTTATGGCCTAGAATTTCTTCACAACGCTGTACGATACCGTCTGTTTGCGCTTTCTCTCGGCGTACAACCAAGCTACGTTTATGTACTGTTAAGAATGAACCAACGATTAAATCCGTTTTACCGCCACCTGCTGCACCGCCATAGCCAATAACATCGGCTTGAGATAAATACGCAGCCATTTGTGGGCCTTCCAATGGAAACCAAATAGGTGCATCGGCAAGTAGTTTTGCTATTTCTGCTTGTTCATCTTCATTAAGCGTTAATAGATATTGCTCAATCTCTGATTCATCCATTTCGGCAAGGAGTGCAAGGATTTCATCATCAGTTGTTTTGGTCATACATTCCCCTTAGCTTTATCAGCCTTAGCCTTCGCTTTTTTTAGTTTGGCAAGCGCAGCAAGTTTTCTGCTTGATGCTTTGGTGTCAGTTAATGGGTTTTCAGGGTCATTACTGTGCTCTACACGTTCCTTGAACATGCCAATGTGCTGACCTGCTTTAATCAAAGCCGCAACTTGGTCATTCATTTTGATTTCTATGCCATGTTGAGATTCTTTAATGCCTGCATAAAGCATTTTTGCTTGTTCGCTTACACGTGTTGTATCTGCAACAGTTACATAACCGTTGCCTTCACCTTGGCATTCAGGGCATTCAGGATTTGGCGCTCTGGTTTTATTAAAGCCAAAACCACCATCACAATCAGGTTTAGGTTTCTGGTTTACTCTCGCGTTGTAACAAGCGTTGTGATACTCGCCTTTAGTCCATTGGTAATAATGATCTTCACCCCAACAGTAGCGGCAATTAACACGCACATATCTGATTAGTTCGTTAGGGTCCGCAGTTGCCATTTCCCAAAGGCGATTTAGCACTTTGTCTTGAGTGATCTTGTTGCGTTCTGCAAGCTCTTTTTCACCCTTCTCAATTGCTTCCTTAACCTTATCAATCCTTAACAGACGAGATGCCATTACAGCAGCTACATCTTCGTTCTTAACCTTGTAGCCTGCTCTGATATATGCCTGTGCTCCGTTGCGATCTATCAGGTATTCATCAACAAAGCGTTGTTGTTTCCCACTTAGAGACATCAAATCACCTCCTTGTAGCAAATCTTGGTGCAAATACGTCTACACATCTCATGAGAAATATCGTACTTATCTGCTAGTTGACGATAAGACAGGCCACCTTCACGTAAAGTTCTAATATTTTTTACGTCTGATTCTGTGACCTTTGGTGTTGAATCGCGTTTGACTTTGTCTTTCACGATGAACTCAGGTAGAAACGCAAGTACTGGCATAAACATTTCTCCTAAACCCACATTCCCCAAATCAACATGCCTGCGTCACGCTGCTCTTGATTCGTACGCCCTTGCCAACCTGTAATCTTGTTAAACTCATCTGCATTGAGCTTTGATTTAGTTGGCTTCACCAGTAAAACTGCTAAGCCTAAAGCCTGAGCTATTTCTGCCAATAAGATGCCTGTTGCATGGTTCATCCCAACGCGTCTAGCAATCTGCTCATTCACTTGTCTTGAGTGACCACCACCTACTCTGAAGTTTGCTTTCTTATTTTCCCAGCCTGCTTCGATCACAACCTTTTTGATGCTGTCCTGTTCATTTCTGAATAGCTCAACAGTTTCAGGAAAAGTCAGATTTTTGAGTTGAAGATCATTCCCTAGAATGGCAACTCCCGACTTTTCCAAGTCAGGATCGATGCCAATGATGATTTGAGCCTCTTTGAATGTGGTCATGGCAGCACCTCAAAGTATTTGCTGAAAGATTTATCGTTATGTGCGACATGAACTAGGGTTAATGGTGAATCTGTTTTATACAAATAATCTCCTATATCAATGCCATGATTCCCGATAAACCCAGACAATACAAAGCACTCACCTTGCATATACACCTTTGAATCAGTACCTTTTAGGAAATCTTCTAGTTCCTCTGTGATTCCTTCAAACTGTATTGATTCATACTCTTGCGGGATTGTTCTTAGCTTCACTGCCCTTCCCCCTTGAGCGCTTGCTCTAACTGCGCTGCACAGTGGTAGCAGCCTTCTTCATAACCTTCTGTCCAATGAGTGGTTTTATCAAAAGCAATTTCATTCCATGATTCGATTAACTTAAGTGCCGCATCCACCCTCTTTTGCAGCTCATCACCATAATTACGTGAACTAGTAAGCTCTTCCTCAAAAGCCTTCACTCTTTGACGTTGTAGTGACAATTGGGTTTGCAGCTCCTCCACTTTCGCTTGCTGTTCGTCCATCTCTGCCTGACGCTTTACCCAAGCCCAATAAGCACCGTTAATGGTCGCTAGGTTTGTCGGGAGAATATCCCCTTCATAGCTACTTGTTTTTTCACAAAAGGTAAGCTCGGACAGGAGATCTTGGCATTTGAGCTTTTTCTCAAACTCTTCTCTACACTTATCCATCTCAAACATCCTTTGATTCAAAGTAAAAGGTCACAGGCTTCTGGATGAACTCAACCAATCCAAAGCGCATTAAGTGGCGTATCTGAGAGCAGTCACGAGGCACTTGAATATCACGATAGTGCGCTAGAAGAGAGCGCCAAGACTCTAAAGACAATGAACGCTTGTTGTGATTACAAGCAGTGCATGCTGGCATTAAGTTTTCGTATGTATCGTTTTCAGGTTTTTCAGGCTTTCCTGTAGTTAAGTCACGGACTACTGCAACTAGATGATCTGCATGCCACTTGTCACCGAGCAACTCACCACAGTAAGCACAATGACCTCCAAACTTCTGCTTAAGCTCAGCACGTTGTTGTTTAGTTAGTTTCATCCCCGCCTCCGTATATTGATTCGTGGTCGCGGATGGCTTGTAAATCCTCTTGCGAGTAATCGCCATTGCAATATGTTTTGAATCCATACAAGCCACCACATTTGTTAATCCGTTCTAAAGACTCCACCAGACGTTTGAGATCGGAAAGCGACTTGATGACCTCACTTGTAAATATCTGATATGGAACAACGCTTCTTCTCCAATGCGTATTGGTCCATACATAACATTCAGTTTCAGAAACATTCTTTGTGTATCTAGTTCCGCAACTTAAATCTCTATAGTGCGTAGCACCTTCTGGCGCTCTTTCTAAGATCCGTTTAGCTTCTGGCAAACCCTGCTCACGAATAAACTGTTCTGGTTTCATACCGACTCCTTGTAACGTATAGTCATGTTTATCTCCTAGTCCGTTAGTTCTACTTGGTAATTGATTAAGGTGTGATAAACCATGCTATCCAATTGATCTTTATAGAGATTGGCTACTCTTTTAATTTCCTTTTCTTTTTCATTCTTGTACCAGTAGAAAGCGTCCATCGCATTGTCAAACTTTTGGCACATTTTGTTGTGCCCATTGACTTTTAACTGAGCCTGAAACTTTCCTTTCCACTTGTTAAATGTCACGCCAATTGGATACTCACCCCGTGCACTATCACTTTTGCAAAAAAGTAGATTTATAGCGGGAGGTACAAAACATGTAGTTTCATTTGAGTAATGCTTGTTTCCTTTAAAGAGGATGTCTTTGTCCAATTGCCACCGCTCATTGAGACACTTATCAAAATTGACTTTCCCTTGAATATCGTTTTCAAACTTTGAAAGGGTTAACCAATCCTCGGAACAAGTAACACCTTTGTATGCAGGTTGGCGTTTCTGGAAAGTTTCTGAATAGCAGCGCTGTATGACCCCTGACCACAAGTAATACTCTTTAATTAACTTCCCATCTTTTCGAACAGGCGTGTCCCAATCATTGATTCCGACACCATAGATCAACTTCTTTTCAAATCTCATTTTTGATCTCCTGTCATGGCTTCCTTCTTAAGCTGGTCTAGCATTTTTAGCTTTCTTAATTTCTCGTATAGGTTCGCTGCTGCTCTTGTTTCTTCATTACGAGTGCCGAGGTTGTACGCTCTACGCAGCTTCATCATTGAGGTGTAATCTGCAAATTCGATCATGCTTTCAGCTCCCCTTTAACATTCAGCAAGTCTTTTGCGTATTGAGTTGCTTTGTAATGATTTTTCCCAACGCGTTCGAAATATTTCCATTCAACAAATTTTTGAAGATTGCTGTAGATGGTTCCTCGATTGAAATCAAACACTGATTCCTTCACGTCTTTGACACTGAAAGGCGCTGATGCATGACAGCCAAACACGAGTAAGCTAAGCTGGTCATCAAAGTTTAATTTCTTTGTTCTATTTAAAGTTTTCATGCAGCCATTCCTTCTTCTCGAATAGTCACGAATCGGCAGATGTCTAAGCGGTCCATAACTCGAACTACGCCTTTCTTGCCATGACGGTTTTTAGCAACGATTATTTCTGTTACGCCTGATGGCAGGTCATCCTCACCCATAACTGGATTTGCTAGGATGATTTGATCTGCGTCTTGCTCGATTTGCCCCGATTCTTTTAGGTCTGATGCTTTAGGACGCTTACCTTTCTCCGACTCACGATTAAGCTGCGCTAATGCAACAACAGGACAATTAAATTCCTTAGCCAATGCTTTTAAATCACGGCTAATTGAACTCACTTCCTGGTAACGGTCTTTCTTACTTGGGTCACGAACCAACTGAAGGTAATCAATTACGATACAGCCAAGTTTCTTGTACTTACGTTTCGCTTTACGAGCCCAAGAATGTATTTCTGCAATTGTCGGCTTTTGCTTGTCTTCGATATGGATTGGCAAAGAACTGAATCGTCTTTGAGCATCTGCAAATTGAGCCAACATCCCATCAAATAATTCAGCGTTATGAATGTTGTCATAAGGGATTTGAGTTAAAGCTGAGATACAACGGTTTGTGAATGTCTCTACATCCATTTCCGCAGATACAACCAATACAGGCTCGTTGTATCGCACTGCTGTCTGAATAACTAACATTTGAGCTAGAGTTGATTTACCTGAACCAGGACGACCACCCACGATGCAGAAGTGTCCTTTTTGAATTAATCCAACAAGGTTATCCAGGTGAGTTAAGTTAAACTTTACGCCTGTGTACTGCTTGTTAGCTTTAGCCTCAGCCTTTTGGATTAAACGATCTGTAGCACGATTCAAAGCCTCTTCAAATGTGAAGCTAGTCTTCTCAACATCATTCGAAGTTTTCTTCCCGTCCAGGATGCTTTCTGCTGCAATGTGAACGTCAGGGATTGTTAAGTCTTTAGCAATCTCAGCAATGCTTTGACCAATATGCTCAACTTCACGGTGTGCCTTGAACTTGTTTAGTTCTGCAACATAAGACTCCAGGTTGTAAAAGCTTGAAGGCGCTTCGCTGCTCATTTGAAGTAAGTATTCAGACCCGCCCATCAAATGAATTACATTTTTCTGTTTAAGCTGCTGCTCAACCATAACGAAGTCATACGGCTTGTTTTCATTGGCAAGGTCAGCAATTGCCTGGAAGATTTGCTTATGGCGCTCTGGAAAGAAACACTCAACATCAAGATCATTGCTTACAACATCAAATGATTTGTCTACAGTCATCAATGCTGTAAGAACTGCTTGTTCCATAGGGATGTTATGAATATTCGACATTACCAATCCCCCATTTCTGTTTCGAGATTTTCAGGATTGATTGCTTGAGTGTTGTTTTGTTCTGCTTGTTTGAAAAGTTTTTCAACAAGTTTGAAATCACGTTTTACCCACTTCACGAAATTTGAATACATCTGAGTGCTTGTTACTGCACCAGTGATGATTTTGTTTTCGTAGTGTGGGTTGATTTCAAGAAGTAATTCTTCAACTTGAGCTTGATTGATTTTTGGTAAACCTGATCTTTGCATCCAAGAATTCAATTGTTGTAAATCTGGTTTCCAGATATTCAGAACTTCATCAACTGGATTTTCTTGTGTGCTCTCCTCTCTATAAATATTTTTATATAATTCTATTGTGTCTTTAGTTTCTAAAGTGCTGGCGCTTTCGTTAGTAAAGTGCTCGCGCTTTACTTTCTGTAGTGCTTTACTTTCTAAAGTGGTATTGCAGTTTTTAAAGTGCTCGACTAATGACACCTCATTAATTCTGTATTCATTACCCTTTCTTGAATCAGAACTAACAACAGTTACAACGCCTAAATCGGTTAATTCTTTTAGGCCTTTACGAACTGTAGTAGTGCTTAGTTTTTTAGAACCTTCAAGCTTGCCGCCCTGCAATTGAGAGTAACTTACAAAATCAGTAGTTTTGTCTTTAAAACCATTGATGCGGTCTTCCAGTTCAGCATACACATTACGTGCTGCATCACTAAGAAATGGACGCACATCACTACGATAAAGACGACTAGACATCACATAGCCCTTTTCGAACTTGTCTGTCATCTTGTCCCTACCTTTTGAAATTGGAATAATTTCAGCCTGCTTCAATGCACCCATCAAACACCTCTCAATACAAATGCAGCTAAATCAGCTTTCGCTTTAGCCAATGCCATAGAGTTTTCGAGAGTTCGATTAAGCACATAAGCCTCAACCGCTTTTTGAAACAAACTAATCTTCCGATTTAGTTCAATGTCTGCTAATATTGAATAGTTCATTTGGTCCACCTTGTTTGAACACTAAGCCTGATCCACGAAATCAGGCTTTTTCTTTGTAACCAAGCTCAAAACACATGCCGAAATCTTCAATGTCATCTTGAAAAAGATCGTCAATTGTTTGTTTGCTTTCCATCCACGCTTTTGACATCACAAAAAGCGCATTTAGTTTTTCCTCGCTAATCATTCGATATTTCTTGAGTACAGTTTTGAATCCAAGAACATCCAATAGCACTAAACAGTTCTCAAGCTCAGTCAAGCCATTGGATTTTCTATCATTTTTCATTCGTGATAATGTGCTTGGATCAATCCCCAACTGTTCAGCAACCTGACTTTGATTGCTTGATGCAAGGGCTTGCAAAACTCTAGAAACTTCATTTCTAGCCCTTGCACTCAATTCGGTTGATACTTTGCTCATGGTTTAGTTCCTAAGCGGTTAATGCTTGGCTGCGGACATAATCGAAATCGACATCAGGACAAAGTTCATCACAAGGAACTTTTCCTTCACTTTCTTTATCAATTCGAATAGCTAATGCAGCACCACATTTTTTGTTGACATAAATAATTTGTTGAAGATTCCCTAAAGTCGTTAGGCATGCTTTTGCAAAGGCTTTTCGTTCTTCAACAGTCATCTTCGATAAGTAAGCTTTAAGCTGTTCTGTGTTTGAAGAAGACATAGTTATCTCCTTTAGTGATTTATTTAGTAAATACTAATTTTAATCACTAAACAAGTCAACAGATATTTAGCGAATACGAATTTACTTTTTACTAAAAACTATATGAAATAGAGCTTATGGATACTGTTGCAAGAAGACGCAGAAATCTGCGAAAAGCTATTGATGCTTTAATCGAATCTGGGAAATTTAAGAGTGATGCAGCTTTTTGCGAACATTACGACTTAAGTACGAGCCATATTTCACAAATGATTAATGGTCACGGTAGTTTTGGCGAGAGAGCTGCTAGGAACTTAGAGAAAAAAGTAGGCTGGCCTAATGGTTATTTAGATCTTGAAAACCAAGAAGATCAAAGCCCTATTGTGTCTGAAAGTAATGTTGGACCAACCAAGAATAACCTTCGAACAATTCCCCTATTAGATTATGTCCAAGCAGGTCTATTCCATGATGTTGGCTATGATGGAATAAACCCTATTGGAGAAAGCTACACAACATATCAAGGATATAAGCCAGAGTGCGTTTTCTCTCTTAAAGTTGAAGGAAATAGCATGTCACCAGAATTTAAGGCTGGCGATGAAATTGTTGTTGATGCATCTCTTGAACCTAAACCTGGATCGCTTGTAATTGCTCAAGAAGTCCAACATGGAATAGCAAGAACAACTTTCAAAAAGTACAGAGTGATTGGTATTAATGAATTTGGAGTTGATGTTGTTGAACTAGTACCACTAAACCCTGATTACCCAACCTACAACTCAACACAAATTGAAATATCAATTATTGGGGTTGTGGTGAGACACAATAGGGAAATAACTCATTAAAGGATTCGGGACACCTAATCCCGAATTGCAGCCTAGGAAGCTGCTAAAGGTGATCTAAAGATACGTTGCTCAGGGAGCAGGACAAGGTCCAGTGTCAATAGTGAGCTGACGCCCCTACGGTGTGCGCACACTTTCAGGGCAAGCGCTAGGCATAGCGCTATATAAGTTACCAATTATATTGGTAGGTGCCTACCAGCAATTACAAGGTTTATGCCATGTTTTTACTGGAACTGCGAACTAAGAATGGATTTAGATTAAAGATAAAAATCGACTTTTTATCGATATTCAAATTCTTCACTTGGTAAGCACCGAGGGGGAGGTTCGAACTCCCCCTCACCCTTATTTTTAAAAATACATAAACTGATAATTAATAGCAAATACCATGAGCAAAAAATACAAGCCACCGGAACTACACGAATATAGAGGCTTAACAAGCTCTGAGCAGACGGCAATACACCAAATGCTCATCTCCTATGTTCGTGAGGAAAATTGTCGCTTTAACATAATCATGTCTGGCAAAGAAAAACCCTATAATCTGGTAAAACTAACTAGTATTAATTTTGAGAATGAAGCATCAGCAATTTGGGTTCATTTTGAAACCATCACAGGAGAGCAAATAGCTTTACCCATTGGCTTTCTTTCAAGAATTGAGTTTTCAGGGCAGCAAGAAATTTAAACTGTGAACCCGACACAGTCTTTACAACAGATCGGGTGGAGAAATGTAATGACAGATAAAGTAGTTTTAAATGGACCATTGGAATTAAAAAATAACTCTGAAGCTCGTGTTGCTTATGAATTGATGGTATTAATCGCCAATAAGGAAGTTGGTTTTACTATGGCTCAAAATAAAAATGTAGCCGACGAACAGAAGTCTAGAGATTACTGGTTAAAACTTTATTCACAATGCCATAGCGTTGCTAGAGGAAATGAGCACGTTCCTCAGGAAAACTAGAATACTTTTTCTGAAATAGTTTTGATAGTGCTAACTATTTCATCAGGATCTGTGCAACCTTGTTGAATTAAAGCCAGGATAAGCTGGAATACTTGTTCTTGATTCATAATAAACTCCATCTAACCCACCCCGTGTGGGTTTTCTTATTTTTAGTGTATACGAAATTTTTCACTAAATAAATTCACTAAAGTTCTTGACTAAATATTTAGTAAATACTAAATTATATCTCACCAACCAACAAAAAAGCCCCTAGCTTTCGACGGAGAGGGACTTTTACTCAACGAGTGAGATAAGTATGACAGAAAAAGCATTAATAGCAAAGCTGATCAAGAATCAGAACCGCAAGCAGACCATTAGACACTCTAACTCTGGCTTGGTAATGGCAAGCGTATTTGTGATTCTAGCTTTCAGTGCCTTTGCCTTCTTTAAAGCAGATGCAGATCAAACCCAAAAGCATCAAGAGCATGTTTTAGTTCAGGTTGAGGGGGTGAAGTGATGAGCAAGAACCCTATCAAAGTTATGTCGTCAATGCTGACTGGTCGTATTTACGCAGGTCGTGTCAGTCCTACAAACCAAATGTTCATTGGTGAGAAGGAAGATGTGACAGATACCGCAGTCAGCGCTGTAGCACTGCACCTTCTAAAAGAAGAGGTTTGCTTGCAGTTTGACTTTAATGGAAAAACATATCGACTTGAAGTTCGAGAGGAGCCCTCTCATGGATAACTACAAAATCAAAGTTAATGATGAAGCTGAGAGCAAAGAGGCTCAGGAGTTGTTTGTAAAGCTTGGATTTGAGAAAACAGGATTTACATGTGATGAATTTCCTTGCTACTTGGCAACATGGGAAGGTGGTTTTTCAGACTACGTTCTTGATTCCTTGAGCGTTAGCAGAGAAAGAAAAGAACTCACCATCCCCCAACTCCGCGACCTTGTTGTGTTGAAGCGTGGTGATGTGAAGGATGCGACTCATCGCGACAAGCAGCAAAATTCTATTTATTTAACTAGCGACAAAGTTATTTATTACTGGGATGCCGAGTGGCTTAACTCAGCTATAAACAAATCAAATGATTACGAAAACTATATTGCGAATAGCCTGACGCCTATTACTCAACCCCAAGACCCAGCCTTGATTAGCGGTGCGGATGCGTTGCGTGCTTTGGCTGATGGGAAAGAGGTTGAGTTTAAACATGATACACAAGGTTGGGTTACTTGCTTAGGTTTGAATATTGAAAGAGTTCTAGGTGGTTGGCATCAAATGCGCCTCAAACCCCAAACCATCAAGCTTGAACTTGAGCTGCCGAAGCCTTTTGAGCCAGAAGAAGATTGTCACGTTTACATCTTAGATGACGGAAAAACAGATGGCTATCGTCGTTATTCCTACGAAGTTCATGGTGATAAAGGAAATACATTTATTGGTATTTGGCGCACCGAAGAAGAAATCAAGCAAGTCGTAGAGCAACTCAGAAAGATACGAGGTACTAACTCATGAATATGTTAGCCAATATCTCGTTTGATGCTGCTACTGAGTCAAAGCTTTTGAAAGACTTGAGCAAACATCCTGAACTGTTAGCTGGTGCAGTGGAATATGCCTTTCAACGTGGCGATATCAACTCAAAAGAATACCGCCAATGGCAAAGCAAGATTGCAGAAATGGAGCGTCTACACACTGCAAACCTTTTAGCAACTATTAAAGCGTGAGGTGTGTATGGGCTTTTTCTTCAATACAGAATTTCTTGAACAGTTTGGTTTCAGTGTTGGTGAAGAAGATGAAGCAACTCACTACAGCACTTTTGGTGGCAGCGATTGGAAATTGAAAGCCAATAAGGACCAAATGTTCTACTGGGATGCCCTTTCAAAGTCTTGGAAAAGATGGGCTTTAACTTTAGAGCACTGCACACCTATCGGTGAAAAAGAACCAAATTACAAATGCGGACCAGTTAATCAAGTCGTAGTTAAGAAAGATGAAACGACTCACGAACTGTCTCCAATTTACTCAGATTCGAAATATAAAGGTGATTAAAGATGAACATGCAAAGTAAAGAACAGTTCTCTTTCACTAAAGCTGAACGTAAAAAAGCAAAGCTTAAGCTAAATCTTAATGGCGCCAGCGGTTCGGGTAAAACCTACTCTGCCCTTGTGTTGGCTTCTAGTCTTGGCAAAAAGATTGCGGTTATTGATACAGAAAATGAATCTGCATCTTTATATGCAAATGAATTTAACTTTGACACATTGCCATTAAAACCGCCCTATAGCCCTGAACGCTTTGCTGGCGCGATCCATGCAGCATACAACATGGGCTATGAAGTTCTTATCATTGATAGTGCTAGTCATGAATGGATTGGAACTGGTGGATGTTTGGAAATCAACGATGAAGCAGCTAAACGTTTTAAAGGTAACACTTGGTCAGCTTGGTCAGAAACCACACCACGTCACCGCAAATTTATTGACGCGATTCTTCAAACAGATATGCACATTATCACTACAACTCGTGCAAAAACTGAGACTGTACAAGGTGAAAAAGGAAAAGTTATCAAACTTGGCATGAAAGCAGAGCAGCGTGAAGGCTATGAGTATGAGCTTACCGTTTCACTCGATATGTTGCATGAAAATAAATTTGCAATCCCCACAAAAGACCGAACCAAACTGTTTAATCCAACAGGCGAAGTAATCACAAAGGAAACAGGTGAAAAGCTTATTGCTTGGCTTAACGATGGTCGCAGTCAAGAAGAAGCGCTCCAAGCTGCTTTTGATGAAGCTATCAAGCGCATCAATGCAACTACTGATGTTGCTGAACTTGGGATTATTTATTCACAGTTTAAAGGTACTGATTGTGAAGCTGAAATAGTTAGCGCTTGTAGTAGTCGCAAACATTCTTTAATTGGCACACATGGCAATGCGTGAGGACTAAAAAATGATGGAAATTAAAGAAACACGGATTTATCGCATTCCTTCTCAAAACAATATAGATCCAATTGATTTGTTTGTTACTTGGTACGGTGAGCATAGATCTCAAGTAGTCATTCGCTGTTGGGATAAAGCATGGACGGCTTACTGGGGTGGTCATTGGGTTGAGGAAGTAGAAAGATTTCTGTTGATGGACAACATCGAATATCTAGTGACTTCACTGGCAAGAACGCGGGCACATCAAGAACGTAATTGGCTAAAAAATATTATTAAGTCAATTCAGCAGTATTTAAAAGCTCAAGGCTTTGAGGTGGCAGCATGACAGATTTGAACAAGGAAAGAGAGGCTTTTCTGAATACCTTCCAATATTACAAAGGAAGAAGAGACATTATTTTTAGTCATGAGCATGAACTGTTTATGACTAGATCAAACAATCCTTCTGAAATTGCTCAGAAAGAAATAAGCAGCATGAATAGCCGTTGGGATGCTTGGCTTAGATGTGCAAAGCATCGTGATGCAGAGCTTGAAAAAGCCAAAGCTCAGGCGGTACCAAATGAAATCATCAATGAAATTCAATCTTGGATAGCAGTTAAATCAAATCAAGCAATGGAATTAGATGGCGAAGAATTTGTTGTTGGGGCTAATGAATTGGCTGAATTTATTGAGCAATTAATTAAAGGCAAATCGGGAGCTGAACAATGAATACTAACCCTGAAACAATTGAAATCAATGGTTTAAAAACCATTCATAAGCTTTGTGAATTTGCTGTAAATCACAATATGGAAGGATGTTCTTTTACTGAAATTGTTGAGCGCATGTTCACTGAATTAGAGGAAACCACCCTAAAGCTTGTGAAGAAAGCAAGCCGAGTCGAATTAACCTGTGAGCAATTATATGCCGCAGCTAATTTTGGCTCACCAGATAATGACCCTGATTTGATAGATACAGAAGTAACGATTGCTTGGTTTGAGAGTGGTCACAGTGGTAGCGGTTACTACGCTTATATAAGTGAATATCCAGAAGAAGGCGCAATCAAATTAGAAAGTAAATCAGGAGCTGAACAGCCATGAAACCATTTTATTTAGTTTGGAGTGAAGGCCGCGGCAATCCAACTTATAAGCATGAAAGCTATGCGAATGCTGAACGTGAAGCACACCGATTGGCAAAACTTAATCCTGGTGAAGAATTTCATGTTTTGGTATCAAGTTGCACTCTTCATATTCCTGACCCAGTTATTAAAACAGAGCATTTGGAAGACATGCCTTTTTAAATATTTCTAATGAACATTCTTAGCAATGTTCTACAGGTGTAATCGCATTGCTGACCCTCTGTGATTACTCCTGAGAACATTGCTAAAACATAAGGTGTATAAAGATGGGAAAATATATTGTTGTAGTTGAATCAGAGAAACCGCCACAGATTTTTATACATGACGATGTACCAAACATCGGTAAGGTTTTAGAAATTAAAGCGGAGGAGATACCAAACCGTGTGCCGGCTTCATGGCTAATGGAACGGTATAATTTATCAAGAAAAACCATTATTGATGAATTAAGAGCGTTTAATCTTGGCGGTGATGGGAAACACCTTTATAGCCCTGCTACCGTCATGCCAATTTTAGATAATCTAAATAAGGCTAAAGCCCAAAGGCAAGCAAGACGGAAAATTTAA